TTTCCGTTGGTATCGTTAATACCTGTAACTATTTTAGGGTTCGTCAGAGTTGCCCCAGAGCTCGTAATGGACGTAGCCGTAATATCGCCATGTGTGCCATCTTGATTGTGTTCTACAAGGATACCCTGTGTAAGACGGTTCTCACGGCTCGAGGCGACGGGAATGTAAACCCTAGTGGTAGACCCTGCTGGGTAGTTCTGATCTGTCCCATACCTCAACACAAGTGAGGTAACTGTCGTTCCTGAGGAGACAACTCCTTCCCATTCAGTGTAAGAACCGACGTCGCGGACTTCAACTCCGTTCACAAGCGTAACTGTATCTATAGCGAAGATTGCGCCCGTAGTGGTAGGCCAGTTGGACGTAGACCCCACAGTAATGCTAGTGCCCGCAATAGCATGTCCTGGTGCTGCAAGGGTGGTTGCGGTTCCTGGGTTGCCAACTTCTGTGAAATAGTCTGTATTTGCTGCAGCCATTATGCGACTCCTTCTAGTTTTATTGTACTAATGTTTATCATAATTACCATCCTTTTATTGGTTAATTCCCTGGTATACGAGATCCAGACTTGATGTACCCCTTGTATTTACTGAGCTAAGAATGTAGTCACAGTTCGCGTCCTCGGTAACCACTTCCCAATCTAGCTGGTTAATCAGTCCCTTTGGCTTAATATTCAGCACCGCGATTGAGTTTGCAAACGAGTCAATCTGTCCTACATCATCACCGTATTGATAGTCACCCGAGTAGTCCCACTCCCCTACTCCCGTAAACGAGACCTCTACAGAGAACGTATCTGATCCTGTATTGGTGGTCGCTCCACGTTTTGAAAGTCCGTAGGTATTTGCCATGATATCGCCTTTAGGTTGGAGGAGCTTGTAGTACTGGTTTCTGACGTTTCCTAAAGAGACCCCGTCTTCGTCCCAAACAAGAGAGGCAAAGGCACACCGAGTCCTAAACGGTACACCGTCGTCGGTAGTAGTCTGGGAGCCCGCACGGGTGAACTCTAGAATCTTATTATCTTCTCCATATCCAGACAAGTAGCATAGGTGGGCAATTCCGTCATTATCTTCGTAGAGCCATATATCTCTAGCTGCTACTGTCCAACGAAGCACCCACGCGTTCTTACGGGCAAAGTCAATGTACCATATCTCGTTATTCTGATCAGATCCCACAGGAAGAGCAAAGAACACCTTGTCCTGGTACTCTACCGCTGAAGCGCCTCTTAAAGCAGATAGACTAATCCTGTTTATATCAGGTTCAATGAGACTTGAAAGGGTAGTGGTCGTGAGGATGTTGACAATGTTCTGGCTCGTACCAGTCGTCTTGATAGCGTCGCCAGTAGGGTAGATAAGTGCATCTCGCACCTTAGGAGTTGCTCTTGGAGCGTATGTTCCTGACTGTCCGTTGGCTTCGATGACATTAGGGTAGAAGATTGTTTGATCTCCGTAAGTGACAGACTCGAAAGTAATATGATTAATATATCCTTTACCTGCTGCGCCACGAGAAGAGGTGGTAATGACAGGATCACCTTTACCTGTTCTGAAACCGTCGACAAAGTTGAGCTGTGTATCTCCACCCTCATCAATCGTCGTGAAACCTCCACCGTTAAGAGAGGAGAAGTCACCAGTCCCCGCTGCTGAGTAGTAAGCTTTATTGTCAACCGTAACCCCGAACACTTGAGAGTTTCTCTTATCGACATACATCCAAGTGAACACGGGCCCCTCTGTAGAGTTAGAAGACGGGGCTGTTTTGAAGGGGTTGAGTGTTAAGGAGCCATCGTCAGTAAACGAAAGTGTGGAAAGGTTCGATACAGTGATAATCTCATATAGAGAATTAGGGTCCGTTCCTCCATAGATTGTGTAAGAGGTGGCACCTACAACAGACGACCAGGTGACCACAACATTCTTCGTTGTAGCATCCCAATTATCCCGTAGGTCGTTTACGTTTATAGCGGTAGAAGATGGAGAAGCCGCACTTTCACCTACGGCGTTATTAGCTGTTATCTTATAGTAGTAGTTATACGGTTTCGTCCCAGATGTAAGACCAGCGGTTGGAGTTCCTGTAGGCGCAGAAGGAGTAGCAATAGAAGTATATTCTACCGTGGCCATAGTCGGTAGGTTAATGTAGGTCAACGTATCGTCAGAGTTATATACGTAGACGCGGTCTTTCGACTGCTTGAATCCCGCGAATTCACCATCTATAGAATAGGTATTCACACCGCCAACCAATGTAAAAGGCCCGCCATCCAGTTGATAGTATATTTTTCCGACACCTGTTACGCTCATCATGAATAGAAGGCCGCGTTGGCCATTATAGCGGTAGTTGCCTCGTCCGATAATCTCATAATCAGGCTGTGTACCATACTGGATCGAAGGCGGTCGAGGCCGTGGGACATTGTCCTCAACAAGTTCCATGTTAGTCATGTCACTTAATGAGTCCTCGGGACGCCGTGCGTTATTAAATGTCGATACATATCCCTTGGCGAAGTTATTCTGATGCTTGTTAATAACGTTCTGGTGACGTTTTTCTCTTCGACCCTTAACTATGTATGCCATTACGAGTAGTCTCCGTCGCTTCCGTAAACGTAGCGATTACCCCTTATACGATTCACGTTTGTAGGGGCCACACGAGGGTTTCCGTAGACGCCCTTGCGGTTGGCGGCGGCCATCTGTGAGTAAAGAAAATTGGCCTTTCCTACGAGGTCAGGGGATTTGTCAGAATACGACAGGTCGTTAAAAGCGAGTTCACTTGCCACCGCATAGACAAGCCACATCGGGTCATCCACTGGTATATCGTCTGAGGGGTCCGTAATTTCGTCTGGCATAAAGTAGGCGGCTAGGTTAATAGTTCCACCTATGTAGTTACCATCTGCGTTAAACGTATCGTTAAAAGTCAACAGCTTTGGCTCTCGTCCTGATATATAGACTGAGTTGTAAAAGTTGTTTCTCTCTTCTGGTTTCACGAGGGTGTATTTGATGTAACTTGTCGGGTTACCCGTAGGAGATATAGTAACGCCGTTTGCTGGGGTTAAGAACTCGTCCTCTAGCTCGTATACTTGTGTACCGAAAGCTACTGTCCCAACCTCGCGTGCCTCAAAGAGAGACTGCCAAGTGTTCTTAGAATCCCTCGCCCACTCTTGGATTTTACGGTTAGTAACACGGAGCCACATATTGTAATCTGGAGTACTGAGTGAAGGAGCATCATCATCTGTACCCCTGTATGCGTCATTCACTTGGTTTATGAAATCTGAGTAGATCATGCTATTTTCTTCCTTTGGATCTTAGATCCATAAACTAATTTACGAACGGCATCTTGGTTGCTTCTTGCGGTACTATCCAGTGCCTCAAGACGTTTTGCATAGTCGAATTTGCTTTTAGTGGACGTCGATTTCTTCGCGGTACTGGCCTTCGTAGTTGCCACCTTTGTAGTCGAAGCCTCGCTTTTAGACACGGTGGGTGCACCTTCTCTAGGAATCCATAACTTAGGGTCTATAGTCCCAAGGGCATATTTCTCTTGTCGCTCTGTAAAGTCGATCTTTTTAGCCAGATCCGTGTTACCAATGCCCTCTAGGAACTGCTTCTTAGATAGGGCATTGATGTCTGTTTGGGCGTTAGCGAGTGTTTTTTTCTTATCAGAATCACTGAGGGACTGGTACTCAGGCGAGCGAACAATGTTGTTCCACAGTAGCTTCGTCTCTTTTCCGACTGCATCGTTGTACTCTTTCTGTTGGTCTGCATCTAGCTTGAGAGTCTCTCCACCGACTTTAATCGTCTTGTCGGTTGTTGGGAAGATAGGTTCGTTCACATCCTTCAGTCGGTCGAGCTCGTTAGTTAGATCTGTTTCAATAGCCTTTGACGGCCTGAGAGGGTCTATAAGACGTCCGATCTTAGAGTCATTAGCTTGTTTAAGTTCATTACCAAAGGTATCTGACTTCGCGTTTAACGTTGTCCTAGCGCCTGGTATACGGCTGAGAATAGCTTCACCTGCGTTGTTTGCCTGCCGCTGGGTCTCGTCAGTTACGTTACCTATATCGTTAATAAGAGTTGGTACTACTGAGCCAGCCTGAGATTTAACAAAGTTGGCGGCGTAGCGTTGTGGGTCTTGGATTGCGTCAAGTGCGCCAGATATACCTGACAGGAAGGACTGTTCGAGCGTTCCTGTAGCTAGCTGGGTTCCACCTGCAACAAGTGAGTCCGCAACTCCTGCGCCGTCTTTGATGGAGTCTGTAATTGACTTACCGACGTTGAAAAGTGCTCCAACAGGCCCTGCATAATTCAAAGAGTAGTACTTATCACCTACGCGTACAGAGTTCGGAGTAATGCCTTCTGCTTTCCATCGTGCCTGCTCGGTTGGATCGTTTGGATAGTTACCAGTCAGTAGATCGTTGTTGGCAAGTTCAGCCCCCAGGTATATAAGTCCCGTACCAGTCCCCGCTTCTGATATAGCTTGTACGAGTTTTGCCTGGTCAAGTTGTCTCTTCCCAGCCTGCATAATTACTTCCTTTACTGCACCAATAGGAGTGAAGTCTATGACTCGTGAAAGGAAAGCGGATGGTACTTTTGTAAACGGAGCTAATACCCCGAGCGTTGCTTTTGCTGCGCCACGTACCACGGGATTCTGAAGTCTCTCAATTGACTGACGTACACCGTTTACTCCGTTAGATAGGAGAGTATCATTGGCGAGGACAGATTGTTCGGCGACGTTTGTAGCGTACTGTGTAGCTTCTTCACTTGGATTACTGAGCCCTTTTGCAACATAGTCATCAAACGCTTTACCCTTAAGCTTAAGGTTCTTAGCTTCTACGATGGTGGCTTCTGCGATAGAGTTCTTAAACTGTGAGTAGTAGAATGGTCGATCAGCAGCACCCATGACACGGAATACACCATTAACGTAAGCCCCAAGAGCTTTGTTCTTGAAGTTAATTTCCCGATCTATGTACTTTCCGTCTGCGGTGAACGCGCGCTCATCGACTCCCGACTTGAGATACTTGGCGGCCTTAGATAAGCCTTCTGTAGTCCCTGACCATGCACCCTTGGTTGTTAGAGCAGCACTCCGCTTTCCTGTGAATAACGACGCTGCGATATCTGCAAGCACCGCTCCAGGGCGGGATACCTCTCGGAGTCCTCTGAACAGGGCATTAGATAACGCCCCACCCGTAGTTGTACGAATACCAGTAAGGAGACCTGCTTTCCACGCGCCAACTGCTTTATCCACAAAGTCAGACGGTATAAGCTTGTTGACCTCTTTTTGCATTTCCGCGATAACCTGGCTCTTGGTCGCGTCCTTCTCTACCTTTGTAAGGTTAGGGAGTGTATCTACTTGATCAACTCTCTTTGCCAACTCTGTAAGACTCTGTCTGTCCTTTGGTGTTAGCTCCACGTCTGTCCTCTTCAATTGACGCTGCGCATCGAAGAGAAGACCTGAACCTGTCCGTCTATTAATTAATTTCGCGGCCTGAACAGTTTGCCCAGCTTTTGTAAGTGAAGAAGAAAGCTTATCGTAGATTTCGGTTGCAACCCTTAATGATGCTTCGTCGCCCCGAAGGTCGAGTGCATTTGCAGTGGCGAGGCCGTCCGCAATATCCTGTGAACTTGCCTTTTTAGAGTCGAGGCGCGATAGAACGTCGTTAGAGGCATTATCTACTCCTCTTTCCTTGAGATACGAAATAGAGTCCTCAAGTGAGCCCTGGTTAGTAACAGGGTTATAGTCTGGTGCAGATTCACGTACACGCTGTGCTAGGTCGTCAGATAGGTTACCGCTGTTAGGAGCAGTTTGAGATGCAAACCTACTTTGCTTGCCTTGACTTAATGTAGTTCGTGTGTTATTAATTGGCAATGAATTACCTGAGTTATCTATCTGCGACGGAGTTAGACTCTCGGTATTGGGCTGGTTGGGGACTTGTCCTGGAACAATACTTCTACTTTGGTCTGCTTCTGTCAGGACTGGCTTTGCTGTGCTGGCTGGGAGTGGCTGTTTTGAAACTTCTGAGGAAAGATTAGTTCCTATTATAGGAAGTTCTTCTGCACCGCCTTTGCTAACAGAATTCAGTAGCTCACTGTACTTTTCTGGTGCCATGTACTGGAGTTGCCCTAACTCAGAACTATCTGGTCTGTAGCCATACTGAGCCTGATAGGCTTCCTCCACTGTATTGTATTTCTTCCCCCCTGGAACCTGGATTGACCCCCTACTAAGAGTATTACGTCGTTGGGCATTTAGTTGTGCGATACCTTGGTTAATCTGTGCTCGACGGGTAGGGTCTGTTTCAATATCAAAAGCTTTCTGATATTGGATAAGAGTATTGTCTAGCTCTTTAATCTGAGGGTTAGCCTGTTCTACTGCTTTAACGGCTTTCTTAGCTGTTGGTACAGCGTTTCTAGCAACAACTCCAGAACCACCTGCTATAGTGTTTAACCCGCCAGCTGTCAGACCTGATACCAATCCCGTCGTTACTCCGCTTTTAATAGCTTGCCCAAGATCTCCGTTTGCTCCATAAGACTCAGCACCCGTAGCTGCACCTTGAGCACCACCGTATAAAGCGGCTTGTTGGAGTCCTTCCTTTAGAAGTTGTTTCGTACCCATATCCTGTACACCTTTAGCAAGAAGTGTAGTTGGATTCAGGAAGGTTGTCGCATCGAGTCCAGTCTGTAGTGCCCTACCCCCCACTGCAAGTGAGTCTCGTAAGAAGTCTCCAGTTGGCTGATAGTCTGGATTTACATTATAGCTTTCGCCCGTAACTGTTTTGGCAGCTTTGAGCTGGTTACGCAACATCTCAGTATTCTTGAGCTGCTCGACAACTTGAGCGTCCCGCCTCTGCTGATTGAGAAACGGGTTAGTCTGAGCTCCGATCGAACCAATAGTTCCCCCAGCCTGTAGCGCAATATCTCCAACATTTCCTATACCTTGTTGAACACCTGATACAAGCGACTTTCCTAGATTCCCAACGTTCTTTATAAGTCCCGTCGTAAAATCATTATCCCTTGCAGACTGTGCAAGGAGAGCCTTGGTTTTAGGCTGTGCAGTAGAGGCTGGCTGAGGAGTACTTGAAGAGTTCCCAAAAGGGTTTTGACCTTGTAGAAGCTTCTTCAAGTCGAACATTAATTGCTCCTATCGTTTAGTTTAGGCTTGACCAGTTAGTCTCTTACGGAGTAATGCAGCGTATGGGTTGGTCGCGTCACTTGCACCTTGGTTCTGAGCGTTAATGACTGAACGATCGGCTGTGTATTGTCCTAATTCAGGTGTAGCAGCGACAGCGGCCTTTGGTGTGTAAGCTGTACGGAAAGTGTTGAAGAAGCTTTCAACTTGGTTGCGTGAGTTGTTAATGCTGTCTTGGAATGGTTGTTGTGCAGCACGAACTTGATTGTATCCACCACCGAGAGCTTGGGCACGTTGACCAGCAACTGTACCGAGTTGAGAGTTAATGCCTTGGCGCTGTGATTCGATGCCTGATCGAAGCGCTGACTCGTTCGTTTTCTTCTGACGCATAAGATCGTCCAGAACGTCTGCAAAGCTAATATCGAATTGACCTTGAGCCTTGTCTATGCCGCGTAGGTTAGAACCGAAGGTCTCGTTGGCGTCAGCACGTTTGCTTGAAGTATCTGTTCCAATAACGTTAGGAAGAAGATCACGATATGCGCTTGAACCTGTACCAGCAGCACGACCGATAATCTGGGCTAGTGAACGGTATCCATTGTTAGCATTCTTATTAATAGTGTCGTAGGTCTTTAGCTTACCCTTGTTCTGGTCAACGCGCTGGTCCGCGTAATTAGCGTACTGTTGTTCCTTAGAGGCGTTAGCACCGCCAAGTTGACGTTGATATTCGTCTTCGTTCTGTGTAAGTCCTTGGTTAAGTCCAGTATCTGTGCGCGCAAGAAGGTCGCGTAACTGTTGTGCTTGGTCGTCGAGATAAGAAAGATCCATACCAGAACCTCCACTGCCACCACCTGAGAGCTGGGCAGACTGATTCGCAGCCGACTCACCTGCGCGTTCTACTTCTCCGAACAGATCATCGTTCGCCCACATAGGAGCGTTAAATGGGTTAATAGTTGGACTCACGAGTTGGTTAGCCACGTTCTGTTGAGTAGTAGGAACCCGACCCGTGCTACCTAAGTTCTCAGATAATCCGAACTCTGGAAGGTTCCACTTATTACCTGTTGATGCAACGATATCTCCTAAGAATGACATATAAAATCTCCGTTTGAATAAATTAATATCCATCGTCCTAGTGTTTCGGTAGGATGGGAGACTTCGAGCAATGTCGGTGCGTCTTATTCGCAGTATACTCTAGTGACTAACCTTTGGCAATATTATCTCCAAAGGTCGTTCGATCTGATACGATTGTTCTACTCGCTCCACCTGTACGGTGACTGTTTTAGGTGAAAGTAGTGCGTATAAAATAAGCCCTGTCACTATAAACTGTATAGTAACAAACACAACGAAGAACTTCTTATTAACGATAAACTCTTTATCTGTTGCCATTATGCCGCAATCCCAATGAGTTGTAACTTCACGACGACTCCGTCAGGGATAGTTCCCATAGAGGCTGTGCCGAGGGCATTAATTCCCAAGATCGTCACCCCGTTAAAACCTTGTTTCGTAAATGGAATAGAAACAGTCTTGTTACTTGTAATAATGGGGAGTCCTTGAGCATATACACCTGAGCTATCAATAAAGTTCGTCTGAATTGAATCTGGAAATATAGTTGAGCAAAGAGCCGTCCCTCCAGAGGTTCGGGTAGCCCCTTGAGTCGTCACGTATGAAGTAGTCGCTCCGCTTAGCGTGTTAACGGTTTCAGTCCACATCACAATATCACCCGTGACTGGAGTACCGTTTTGAGCGATACCATTGATGTAGCACCTAATAGCCGTCTTTTTATCTATTTTATCGTTGAGAGCAGACTCCACTGTAAGTACAGCATTCGAAGACGGTACCATGTTATCAGATGCTGCCATCGGTATATTGGGATCAATTTGTACCTTATCTACTTTAGTGTCGTCATGTCCTCCTGAGAACATCGAGAATGCTTCTGCCATATTATTTCCTTTCCCTAAGCTGCTTCATAGAAAAACTCTCCTGTGAAGTAGTCTGATAACCCCCACGTGAATGGAGTAGTTGCATTCATCACTGCATTCGTCGCGTAAGTCGCGGCTGTATTAGATATACCAGGGTTGGCCGTCGTTGTTGAAGCGGCTTGAATATATCCTGCCCCGTAGCCTTGGACTCCTGAATCTTCTATATACAGGCTTCCCATCATAGGACGACCTGTCGTGGTTCCTGAGTAGTTCGCTGCTGCCGTGACGGGGAGTGAGAAAGCGACATTTCCTGTAATAGATGTAGTAGATCCAAATACAAAGGATATAAAACAAAACACACTCTTACCGATCTGCTTATACCGTGCAGTTACGGTAGCGTTTCCGACCGTTACGTTGGTCCACGTAGGTACCCATGTCGTCCATGCAGCACCAAGTCCTGATGCTGTTCCGAACTGGTCTATAACAGGTGTTGTTATAGTTGGACTTGTCCCGAATACGGCCACACCAGTACCCGTTTCGTCTGTCAAAGAAGTAGCAAGCTGAGATGAAGTAATAGACCCCGTCGCTGTTCCATATAAAGTACCACTCGTAGGGAGAGTAACATTCGTCGCAGCAGTCGAAGTAAGTGTGGTAGAGAACGCCCCTGCAGTCGCAAGAGTAGATCCTGTTACAAGCGTTAGGGTGGCAGAAGTCGTTGGGGCTGTAATAGTTACCTTGTTAACAGAAGTGGCCGTCGCAACCCCGATTGTGGGAGTGACAAGCGTAGGAGAAGTCGCAAGGACTGGAGAACCTGTACCCGTTGCCGCTGTCCAGACAGGTGTTGTACCTCCCATAAGAACCGTTGTTGAAGACCCAGCAGCGAGGCGAGTTGCAACACCGCTTGCCCCTCCGTAAATGATGTCTCCTTGTGTCGTCATAGGGTTAGTGAATCCAGCGGCTGGAACAGTGATACCCCGATAGTTATGGAACACTCCCGAGGTTGTTGTGTCAGCTACAAACACTGGCTTTGATACTTGTCCTGGTGTGGAAGGATCTGTTGCCGTATAGGCACCAGCGGTAGTCGGAGAGAGGAAGTATTGTGTCCCAGCAGTTAGACCAGTAAGGCCAGTTACAGGACCTTCCGTTGTAAGGATAAAGGCGTTAGCGTTTGTAACAGTCGAGACAGTTCCTGAGACTGCAGCGTTGGATGCGGAGTCAGCTTGAGACTTAGTGTATGTATTAGCCGTTGTCGTGAGGCGTACTATATCCCCAACTACAAACCCGTGAGCTGTCTGTGATACAGATCGTAACACTGCACTTGAAGGGGTAGTGATGTCAGCAGAACCGTTAAATGACACCCCGTTAATGAGGCGAGGAGTGGTCAGAGTTGCTGCCGATCCAGTAGTGTTTTGGTTAAACGTAGGGAAGGTGTTCGTTCCAGAAGTAAGGTTCTTGTTCGTTACTGTCTGCGTGTCAGATATACCCATGTATGCGCTGCCAGGAACAGTATAAGAGTTGATGGATACTACCCCATTAAGGTTCGTTCCAGAAGCGGTAATCGTGGTTGCACTTTGAATGATCTTTCCTGTTGTCCCACTGTACGTGGCGAGTCCGTCAGCTGTTGCACTTGCAGGGCCTGTAACGTCTCCAGATCCACTCCCCCCACCTGAGTATTGAGGAATATTAAGTACTCCAGAAGTAACAGTCGCTGGACCACTGGTTCCTGTTGTCGTAAGACTTGTAATAAATGAAGATCCAGGAGTCGGAATATTAAGCACATTAGAGATGAATGTGGCGGCGCCTGATCCTGTCGTTGTAAGAGAGATAGGCGTTTGGTAATCCGTTCCAGCAACTGCAATAGAGGGAACTCCCGTAGTCGTCGTGTTTTTGAGAATACCTGTAGCGAGCCCTGAAAGAGCTACACCGTTAATTCTTGATACCACCACCGCGTTTGTGTTATTAGTACTGCCGTTGAATGTAGATCCAGCCGATGTAGCATCTCCTGTGAGTGTACCAATAATGCGACTTGTCTGGAGTACGGTAGCTGAACCTGCGTTTCCTGTAATGGTTGTTTGGTCACCAGTATTTGTACCAGATACAGTGGTCGTCCCTGTCACTGCGAGTGTTGGTGTCGATGCACCAGATAGCACGACTGAGTTAACAGAGGTAGGAGTAATAGCCCCCAAAGTAAGTGTAATAGCAGGGGTAGAAGTCGAGGTAGCCACCGATCCAGAAACACCATTGGCCGTTGTAACAGACACAGAGGACACAGTGCCGTAGTCAGTTCCCGATACAGCGTTAGAGAGGAGCCCTGACGTAGACTTTACAAGTCCATTTGTGAGTGAAGAAAGAGTAACCTTTTGCAACGTATCTATAGCAATTGCGGTAACCTGAGACCCTGTTTTTATAGCGATAGAGTCGCTTGTACCCACTCCTGACGTAGACTGAATCGTCAATACCGAAGCGGCACCAACGCCACCTTTCACCGTTGGAATAGTAAGACTCCCCGTCATAGTTGGAGATGAGGACAGTACCACCCGTGAACCAGACACACCCGTGAAGTCTGTAACCGAGCTTCCATTAATACTGAAGGAATTACCTGTGCCTGCAGTATCATACGTCTTATTTGTCAGCGTGTTAGTACTTGAAGCAGTGAGATAGTCCGTACCAGCTGACGCTGCAGAGATTGCTGTACCGTTTCCTTTCAGAAGACCCGTAATGCTTGTCCCTAGTGTGAGAGTTGGAGTTGCTGAGTTTCCGTCTGACGTGCCTGAAAAACCGTTAGATGATGCCACGGATACACTTGTGACCGTGCCGCTACCAGCTGCAGGGTTCGACCACTGAGTATTATAGTCGGTGCCATCTATCTTTGAGAGCACCTGTCCTGTTGTTCCACCAGTCGGTACACCAACACCAGGTGTACCAGGTAGGCCCTGGCCAGAGTTAATAAGGTCGATATCAACAGCGGCACTGTTCTGCAAACCAAGATCAACCTCTGGCGAGGGTGTAATGATGATATCCTGTCCATCACCGTCTTGTAGAACTATGTCGCTGCTCATATTAGGTCACGATACGTTGGTTAATATCTGCTTTTATCTGATAACGAAACTGAGTGAATGTCTTTACGATAGAAGCGTCGACAGATACCCACTGAAATTCAGCGAAGTACTTACCTGGAGTCGCATTAACTGTTTCGCTGTGTGTGAGGTCAAGCGTATATACTTTATCGGTTGCAGTAGTACCTGTAATGTATGAGTCGTCGTAGTCTTTTTTAATGATTGCGTTTGCGTCTGTCGGGTCTGATGGGTTAAAGTTTGCTTTACTTTTTATAGCAAAGAAGAATGTCCCGCCAGCAGACCACAGTGTGAGAGGGACTGAGAGCGTCCACGTATCTGAGTCACCTCTGTATATTGATGATCCAGCCATAGCCTACGCCCAAGCTACAGTTATGTCTGACGCACCAGCGGTTACAACAGTGAGTCCAGTATTGAATGCAACATCGTACTGAAAGTCTGAACCAATAGCAGGAGATGCAGCAATGGTTGCAATCTTGTTACCTGAGGCCGTGAGGCTATCGTAAATAGTGATTGTAGCTGCGGCTGTCGTATTCACGGTAATAGTGTGTAGGATACCAGTGCCGCTCTTTACAAGAGTAGTTGTCGCAGTTGAAATGTTCGTATAGTTAAATGTTCGATCTGCCATATTATTTCTTTCTTTAATTAGGAGCCTTTGTCTCCCTACGTTCTGGCCGTCATGGGCAACGTTTTATACAGGGAGACTAGGCGATTTAGTAACTATGCTTGCTTAGTAACAGCTGAGCTTACACCACCAGCGCTAAGCCGTTGGATAACCCAACCAGTAGTACCATCTCCTAGGAGTTGTACATAGCTACCAGCAGGAGCATTTGTGAAAATGAGCGCCTTGTTGTCTACAGCAGTGAATTGTCCACCAGCAATGTAGTCAGCAGCGGCAGGAGCGATTGTAACAGTGATCCCATCAGTACCAACACGGATAATAGGAGAGTATCCTACAACCGTTGAAGGAAGAGTGATGGTAGCAGTCGCGGTAACATTGATGACCGTACCAGAGTCAAGGGCTTGTACTGTGTACGCACCAGATTTGGTAAGGACTTCGTTGTAGCCGAAGCTGTCCATGTTAATTTGTGCCATTATTTATTGTCCTTTTTCTTAGCCACTGGTGCAGCAACTGGCTGTACAGTAGGCTTTACGTCTTCTTTAGATGCGACGGGAGCGACGTTCTTTTGCTCAGGCTTGAAAAGTTCTTTGGTGTCTACATTGACATCACCTTCTACAAGCTGGCTAGTTCCATCTTCACGTACGTTTTCTTTTGCGAGTTGGTCTTCAGTTGCCTGTTCGAGTTCGCCTTTAACAGCAGATTCTCGAATAAGTCGTTGACGTTCCTCTTCTTGGTCTTCGAATCGTCGAGTAGTAATGCGGTAAGCATCTAGCTCAACTTGTCGTAATTTTCCTTCAGCCATATGGCCTCCTTTTCTTTATGTACTAGGCAGTCTTGTGGATAGCTAGTGTGTAGATCTTGTTTAGGTCAAAGAATGCATCGTAACGAATACGGTACTCAATCAAGTAACCATTGATCCCTGGTGGGTTTGTGTGTACTTTGTAGTCGCGTAGCTTCTCAGGCGCAACAAGGTTACTCGGGTGAGTAATAATGAGGTCTGTGTTAGCTGGCATACGGCTTGTAGGACAAACGACGATTTTAACACCGTCGACTTCACCTAGGTCACCAGACTTACGGTCTTTGTAAGCAAGGTCAGATGCAAGCACAAAACCAGATTGCTTCAAAAGGTTGTAGTAAGTAGGGGTCATCACTGCAACACGGCCGTCTTCAGGAGCTTCACCGTCTGAAATAGCAGCGGTAAGAGTTGTGAAGTTAGTGTACGCGTTAGCAGAAGTAGTAGCACCAGCAGCAACGATAGCGTTACGAGCGGTGATAGTACCGTAGTTTCCACCGTTTGTTACAGCACCAGCGGTAGCTAGGACTGCAAGACGGTAAGTGTCAATCTCAGGGACAAGGACATTCTTTGTCGCTTGTGCTAAGAACTTAGCAGGCTTACGAATTTCTAGTGTGTCCTGGTAGTTGATCATGTCGATTGACTGTGTCCAAGAACGGTCACGAGACAGTGTGAATGTCTGTTTTGTGTCTTGAACTTCATTTGGTGAACCATAACGGTAGTTACCGTTTGGCGTGTAGTTGTTCATTGTAGGGTCAGTAAGCGTGTAGATGTTAATCGCGTTAACGCCGTCCCAGCTCCAGTCGTTGTTCACGATGGCGCTAGTTTTAGCGGCTACACGAAGAAGATCAGACGTCTTTGACTCAAACTTTGCTGCAAGGTTGATTGCCATTAGGGTTGTGTCTTTCTGATTCTACCCAGCAAATATTTTCTTGACTTCCTCGTCGAAGGCTTCAAGGTCGGGATCGACCTTTGGCTCTTTCGGAGCACGACTTGGTGGGGTAAAGGTTTTAGATTTCTCTTGTGCCTTGTCCTTCACCTGAGTACGTTTGCCAAGTTGTGTAAGCTGTGAGATAGAATCTGCTTCATCTTGTAAATATTGGTACAAGTCGCTTCTCACATTTGTAGGGTTGCCATACGCGTCCAGTGTTACATGTTGAGCTTGGAAGGCATCAAGTGCTCTATCTATCCTTGCCTTAATAACGGGATCATCGCTTCTGAGTACGTCGAAGTCCTTAGCGGCTCTTTCGTATGCATTCGTCAGCTTATTCGTATTAGCTTCTACTTTAATGTTATAAACTTCGACTTGGGTTTGTCTGGTAGCTAACTCGATTGGATCTTCAATTCCCTCTAGGTATTTCTCCTGTTGTTCTTTGATAGACATTTCTCTCTGTTGCTTCTCTTGAATTCGCTTCTCAGCCATCTCTTTATTGAAGGCTTTACGCTTATCCTCTTCAGACGGTTCGACTTCTTTGGTTTCCTGAGCTGTCTCTTCGACGGACTCTACATCCTCGGTTGTCTCATCTTCCGTTGACTTTGGTTCTTCCTCTGACTCGGTGGCCGCCGTTTCTTCGGGTTCTTCCTTGGATGGCTTTTCTTCTGCGAAATCGTCAAGACTAATCTCGACATCTTCCATTGCAGCTTCTGCATCCTCCTCATTGGTTGATGTATCCGTAGCATCTACGGGTGCGGTTGACTGTGAATCATCCATAGTTTGTCTCCTTGTCTTATCTGCCGTTGCATAGGTGGCGAACCTCTACTGCTTGAGGCAGTGACTCTTCTGGTAAGGGAACCAGTGTGAATCCTCCGTGAAGGACTCGCAGCGACCCCCTTATACTCTCGACTTACCTACCTTAAAGTGCCTATGTGACGGATGATTTGCACCCTCACAACTCATCACAAGCCCTCTATCTACCCATATATGCTTCACACTCTTCAGTGCATCAAGGTCGATAGAATACTCTGACTCGTTAGCCATCTTCTCTGCAATCTCCTCACGGGTCATGGCTTCTTGCTCGGCTCTGAGGCTTTCTTTATATTGGTCGTAATCTTGGCTCATTTGTTGTCCCTCATTGCATTCTGTAGGCGCACCTTTGCACCTTTTAGGTGTTCGATCAGCTTGTAGTTAGCTAGCATCTCTATCTCTAAAGACCTGTCACCTAGTTCGATAAGCTGCGGGACCTTAATGTTATCTAGGTTCTTTGCCTCAGCGATCATTGTATCGAACTCTGCCATGACGATCTCCTCACTTGGGAGGAGCTTTAACCGTTTATCCTGTGCTTCCTGCTTACGCTCTAGCTCTTTAGCACGACGCTCTTGGTTAGAGTTGCCTGCAAAGCTAGCACTTGATCCACCCGTGTATAGGTTTGAAGTATCCATTACATTTCTCCTTGTGGTTGTTGCATAGATTGGACGTGAGCAATAATATCCTCTATTGGAAGTCCCTGTGCCTCAGCGGCGAGCATAGTCAGTGCAGTCATCTCGTCTACCCCATGTTCTTGCATTACGGCCTCAACGTTAGCCTGCTCCGCAGGAAGCATATCGCTCTGTGCTTCCATAGGCTCCTGCATAGGCTCCCCCATCTCTTCAGGGTTCATCATGGGTTCGCCAGTCTCTGGGTCAATGCCTTGTGCTGCAGCCTCCTCTTCGGGTGTTACTTCCGTAAGGATTTTATCGTTATCCGACGTCAACATAATAATCTCACTGAACAACTCGCCTGGGTTGAGTTCCCTGTTGCCAAGCATAATAGGCTGGCCAGTGGCAAGGATCTGCATAGTCGCAGGGTTAGACACGAGCTCTGCAACCTTCATAAGTCCTTCTAATTTGTCTGCATCGTCTTGGGCCTTATCAGTTTCTGGGTCTATCTCAAAGTCGAAGGTAGCACGTGCGGTATCCCATACTACTTCTAGCTCGTTAGAGGGGTTACCCTCCTCGTCAAGCGGGAACTCTAACCCAGCCTTGATAAGTCGGTCGCGCTCATCGTCTGAAAGCTTTAATAGGTCTGATCCCTCCATGTTAGCAAAGTGGGTATTAATCATCGACTTAGCTACCGCGGCGTACGTAATGTACAGGTTATCTTTGAAATCCTCATCGTCAATAGAAAGGGAGGCAGCCTGAAACTTCACACCCGCTGGAGTTTTAGAGTACTGTGGATCACCACTCCCGCTAGAGATCGAGGTATCTCCCGTTGGGATAAGTTGATTAAGGCTCGTCTTGTACATAGCCATGCGTTCGGGGAGCTGTTGATAGATACCGTTAGAAAGCTCTTGTCGCTTCACCTGAGCATTGCCTGTAAACCATAGAGCATCCTGTGCGTACACAATAGATTCGAGGTCTACAGAGTCAGCATCACCTGCAATCTCAATAGGCGGACGAAGCCCTAGTTGAGTAGCGAGTACATCAGCTTGGCGCATGTAGTCAAGAACGTTCTGTGTACCACCAGCGAGTTTAACGATTCCAATACCGTATGGGTTGATGAAGTCTTGATAACAATAGAGGAAGTGGATAATAGTATCGCCTGTAGGATCTGGGTTAGACCATTCGCGTACAGTCTCGTTAGTCTCAGAGTGATACATATAGAACGGTGCTTCGACTCCGTGCTGAACAGCAATACAGAACTTGAAGCCTTTAGGTCGTACATCTTTATCCTGTTCCTGGCGAGGGGTATCGAGTGAAGAACGTTCTTCTTGTTGGTCGTCTTTAAGAATCTTTTTAAGAGCTGGGATGTTCCACTTGTTGTAGCCGTCCTCTTTGTTCTCTTTTGCTTCCTTCTGTTCTTCTTCGGCCTGCTCGATCATGTTCTCAAGTTGAAGCTTTGTGTAGTAAACATCCCAGAACTGAACAGCTGAGTCGTAGTCAGATACACGGCCTGGCTCCAAGGTGACGTCTTGAGGCTGAGCTACGATAAAGTCTGCGTGTCGCTTCCCGCCGTTGTCTACAAATAAGGTAATTAGTGGAACAGATCCATAGATAGCGGCTTTACGAACTGCGTCTTTCCACTTACGAATAAACGGCGCTTGGGTATTGGCGTTAGGGATAATCTCGTTCTCCCATACGATGTTGGCAAGTTCGGTCATCCACGCTTCATCACGGTCCAGGGCTTTGACAGTACCAGCCAGGCTAGAAGATACAATACGTTTTGGCAACTTAAATAAGGCAGCACTTAGGCTACCATCGTTAACTTCGGGAAGGTTGGTGTCAAGACCAGGCATGAGCCCGTTCTCAGCTAGACGTTCATAAGATGGGTAGTCTTCGCGCCAAAGGTGCGCTTCCATTTTACTCTGTGTGTAGAGACCTTTAATGTCTTTTTTGTCCAAGAAAGCGATAGTAATAATTCCTTATCGACAGTCTTGCGTAGTAGCAGTTCTCTGTATCTGTTTTTACATTAGCATGTGCACTATACTTCTGCAAGTGTTTTTGGTGAGACTATTCGTACATCCATCACATTCCATTCAGTAGCGTAAGTTCGATCCTCTGCCTTGTATAGAAGTTGCTCGCGTTTATCCCCGAAGTGCTTGGATACTTTGAGCTTTGTGTACTGGTCTTCACTGATAAGCAGGACGTCTGGGAGTGGAGTACCAACTGGCCAGCCTTTAACGGACTTGTCTATGAGGTTGACGAGCTTCTGACGGCTACCTTGTATGTTGGATATGTTAAGACCTACCATTACTCTACTCCCCATTTCCGAACGATTCTGTACCGTCCTTTGTTATCTAACTTGATGCACAGCTCTAGCTTATGTGTTTGGCCACTCGTAATGACCTGTAACGAGTCTATGATGTCCTTTAGCATTGTTTCGCGTGTTGAATACTGGCTTACTTGGTACGCGTCCTTAGATGATACCTCTTCACCTGCGTGATAGGCCTTGACGGTTATCACTTCTCCGTAGTCTGGTTTAAACATCTTGCATTCTCCGTTGATTCATACGCTGTTCTCTATAAGTCGCCCAACGGCAGTTACCAGGTGAGTAACCTTTATTGTTATCAATACGATCTAGTGTCATTCCCTCTGGTCTTAGTCCCATATCATTAAAGAAGTTTATAAAACCATTATCACATGACCACTCGCCACAGACAGTAATTCCTCTGTCGATGTAGTCCTCATGTTGCTTGTACCTTTTACTTGTACCTCGCTCAATCATGCCTATCCATGAGTACCAAGTAGGTGTCTTCACCATACCGTGTCTTGAAGTACCCCTGACATTAAGGCGTTTGAACGGGTCACCAAACTTATTAAACCGTTGATAATGCAACGAACAGTAGCCTTTTGCTTTATGTGGTCTCCCGCAATCTTTAATAGAACATATCATATGTGGAAGTTCAACCTCTTCGGTTTATTCGGTTGGCGGTGCTTCACAACGAGTAGTGGTTTCTCTGTCTGGTAAAGTTGCCACGCTCCAGCAAGGGACATAATATCGTCATCGTGTGCGCCTGTCTCAGCCTCAGCCCTCCACCCACTGTTCGTCTTATGTTTCACAAATGAGAACATCTGAGTAATCGTAGGTGCGTGGTAAATGACCAGTAACTGATTATTCACAAGCTCCTCTACTCCAGCGAGCATGACAGGCCGTGTTGCGCTATTAGTGTTCCATCCTAACTTATCTGTGACCTCAAGGCGTTTAGTCAGTGGGCTTAGTTGGTACTGGCGGTATACACGATACTTTTGGTTTGTGTTTAGTCTCTCAAGCCTCTCAAGCTCGTAACCTCCCCCATTGTTTGTCTCGTAGGCTACTACTGGTTTCACGCCTGTCTGGTCATATATCATCTCAAGAACTATCTTCATCTGCGGTGTAACATCAATAACAGACCCCTCATATGATAAGTGGATCGGTTCGTCTAAGTAGTCTTTACTAATGAACGTACCTGAGTTGAGGTCTGAGCCTTCGCCAGCTGTATCGAGGAATGCAACAATAAACTCCCCTTTACTAAGTGGTCGATACTGTGTAAACATATCTTTATTAAGATTAGATGCTATAGGCTTACGGTCACTGGCTCTTTCTTCGTACGCCATCATCGGTTCGTGATCGAAGTACGGTAGACCAGATGTCAGGAACGCTTCCTTCGCTGTGTAAGGATACTCCTGCGCTCCCATGCGGCCAAGGTTCTTACGCTTCTCTTCCACGAAAGCTTTATCATATGTCCAGAAGGGGTCGTAAAAGAAGTTCTTATACGTTGTCCTACCTGCTTCGGTCTCATCCCAATGGGTCTTAAACTGGTCATACCCGTTAGCAGTAGTCTCTAGAATGGTGATTGAGTCGTTCGTCACTGCCTCACCGATACCTGACTTCAAGGCTTCGAGGTCACCCGCAAAGGCGGCCTCTGTAATGTGTAGAAAAGTAATGTCATCACCACGACCAAAGGACTTGCTCTTGGCTGACCCTACACGAAGGGTGTTTGTATAAAGGACATTGCCCTGCTCATCTGTTGGGCTGTAGACCCACTCTGAACGGTTGTCGTACTTAAGTGGCATACGTATACCATTTATCTTTTGATATGACTCTAGGAAGTGTTTGGCTCGCTGGAGCTGCTGTTGAGCTGAACTATCAATAAAGGATACGGAGACACATCGTTCGTTCTTGCCCATAAGAAATTTCGTTACCGCTATACCCAGAGAGACAGAAGAGATACCTTGCTTACGGTTCTTTAGCACGTTGTTGAGTGGTCCGAGGTTGTGAAGGAAGTGTTCCTGCGCCTTATTAAGAATAAACGAAACTTCATCACGGTTCTTGTCAATGATGGTAAACTCGTTCTCCATGAACCTCTGGAAAGTATCGGGTTTAAAGCTCATTGCGCCACCCAAGTATATCAACTATGGTCATCATCTCTTCGTAAGTGACCACGTTGTTCTTAATAGTATTACATCGGTGACAGGCAGGAACAGTGTTCATCTTGGTGTACCCCATTGAGCTATCCATACGGTCAACTTCTATGCGGTTAGTAGACCCACAATATACACAGGGACTTTCAATAATATACTTAATATCCTCTTGAGTTAAGTCACACACTAAATCTTTCTTTTTCGACCTTGTGACTACTCCGATCCATCTGGATACGTGAGGAGGGGTACTTTTACTATAATTATACTTCTTACGAGCAGGCTTTGCTGCTTGGATCTCAGACTTAGCCAAACGAGCAATTTCTGCCTCAAGGCAGCCCTTTTCTCTGCATTCGATAGCCCCTACATCATACGCAACACCACACCTGTCACATACAAGGAACTTAGAACTCATAATCAGCCTTCTTTGTCTCAATATGCTGGTGGAAGTGAACACTTGGACTAATCCCTTGCTCTTTGTCTGCACCCATAAGCTTGAGTGCCATGCCTGATGCCTTTAATCGGATAGAGTGGTCTGGTGTTACCTCTGCAAATGCTTGGTCTCCTTGACCTGATATAGATACCTTGTCAGCCTTTAATCCATCTGCTATAGGTGCTATAGCAGAATCTAGGGTAATGTTATGCTTTTTAAGAGATTGTTCAATAGCAAACTTGACGTTCGGTTTTGTCATGTTTTCGCTAGCTATTGTACGAGCCACTGCATCCGTCCTAACGTCGTAAGCTGCCTTAGCTGCCTCCTGTCCATTTCCGTCCTTAGCAACATAAGCCTTAACGAACTTCTTTTGTTTGACTGTAAGGGGTTTATCTAACATAGTTTTTCGCTTTAAGTACTCTCTGGTCTTTTAGATTTTGGAGGAAGGCAAGTGTCTCATCTCTGTCGCATAAAACGATGCTCTCTCCTGGCATGTATTTGATTGGCATAATAATAAGAGGTAATCCTAAAAACAAGGGTACGTCATGTCCTCTTGTACCCGCTGGGATAACACCTTCGAGTCTTAGTCTGTTGAACATTCCTGCGGTGATCTTGTATGCGTTTGTCACTAGTTGAACGTCTCCTGTAGTAAGGTTACTCGTTAATAAGCTTACTATACTACATGGAGGTTGTGCTTACAAGTGGGAAATAGCTGAGATGATGTATACGAATAGGGCCAGTTGAGCTAGCATAGCAACTAAGAATGCGGCGGCTAGTACTATGCCCATGGTTTTATCTTGTTTCATTATTCTATGTTCTTCACTTTCTTAGGTCTCTTCGACTTGCTAATTAACCCTGCATCTTCAAGCTGTTGCATCTCTTTGTCTACATCTGCCATCATAAGGGAGTCGCCCACGACCGTTTTAATTGGACTTAGTTGTGCTTCGTACTCCACATTAATAGCTTGGATTAGCCCTGCTGACTCCTTATAGGGACGTGTTCCGAGGTATTCGAGTACTTGGTTAATAAGCTGGGTTGTGATTGTAAATTCGTTCATGATTGCTCCTTTATTAAATATGGACAACTAGTATTTGAGTGGGTGTTGGTGTGACAGAAATTGCAGTGGAAAGGCATTACCTGTTTTCCTCCTTAAATGTCTTACTCTCTTTACGTGATACCATCTTATTTCCCCTCTTTAGTCTGGAGGGCTTGAAGCTCCTTGACGCGGTCATCAATGTAGACGAAGTGTTTTCTGTAAAGCAAGTCCTCGTATTCCTCAACCTCGTCTAAAATATTGTGTCTGAATGGCACGACTATCGTGTTATCCATTTGCTCAATGCGTTGTAACTCGTCTAAGAGTCTTTCTGTTACTCGTTGGAGGACGATTGCGTCTAACTGCTTGCGAAGTTCTGGCTCTATATTCTCTGACCACTCACGTGCTCCAACGTCTCTGTTTGCCATTACCCAAGTAAGGAAAGTTTCTATTTTTTCTTCTGTGTCTATTATGTGAGTCATCTAACCCTCCACCACGTAGTCTAGTACAGCTCTTTTACCGCACTTCTGACAAATATTATAGATGAAGTAAGCGCCTTGGTGTGTAAACTCTGGCTGCTTGTCGTTTAACCTGATCGGCATAATACGTTCCGTTGACTTTACGTACTCGTGTTCACAAGGCTCCTGTTTTGTATCGGTATTCATGATTACCTCCTATTTTCTATTTCGGCTATAATTTGGTTCAATTCTTCAACATCATCTCTCTCAAATCTCGGTGGTAGATTAACCCCATTCCTACGTAAGTTCATCGCCTTCTGTCCGACTGCCTGGGGGGTTATGCCAAACTCTTCTGCTACCTGCCAGTTAAAGTCGTTGTTCATATAAGACTCAACGAACTTTTTACTGTCTACGTAAAGCCGTTTTCTTTTATGTGGCATCTTTATTCCCTTCTTCTGATAAACTTAAAACTTTTTTCAAATCCTTGATGTATACAACTTCAGTATCGTATTCTTCACGTTCTTTCTGGTAAATATCGCTAACGCTCGGGTTATACATAGAATCAATATCCTCTCTTACTGATGCTTTTGATATGAACCTAAGAGCAATTACTTCCTCTGCCTCTACGGGTGTCAATGGCTTCAAATCCCTTGGGTAACCCATATCAGCACCATCGCAGTATGCAGTCTCTGCTACGCGCTGGAGTATCTTATATAGCTGTTCGTCTTGTTGTGTCATTTAGTGCCTTCCTCTTCTGTGGACAATAGTTTACGCCTGCTCTCAATCCATTCACCGAGTTCATGATTAGTCACATCATCAGGAGTTTCATCGTAAATATCTATTTCTAACCAATCGAGTAGTTTCTGTTCTGCCTCTCGTACTTTTGTATCTATAATTGCTTGAATATCTTTCTTGGCCTTTTCAACGGCTTCCTCCACGTTTACAACTACCTCAATGTCTAGTTCGGGGTCATATTTGGTTTGGTAGTTTTTCGTAAGTAAATCCATCAACACGTCATCTAGCTCAGTATTAACGTTTGATTGGTGGGCGTCGCTTGTATATTCAATAGGTCTATCGTGTGTTTTAGGGTCAAATAGGCTCATCTTATTTATCCTCTACTACTTAGGTTGGTACGTTGATCTTGAAATGGCTTCATATACGATTGGATTTCTTCAAACAACTTACCTAAGACCTCAGATGACATAGACGGAAAGTCAGGTTCTAACCTATGTACCATGAGCGGTGACATTGTTATCATTAATGAGCTTGCTAACATATAATCGTTTGTAACTTTTTCTTTCAACATCTCCTGCTGGTGGAGGTGAACAAGCTCTTTTGAATAAAGATCAAAATGTTCTTCAATATCCTTGTCCTCGACTTGAAAGCCCATCTTGTACTTAGCCATGAGTTTCCGCGTTTCCGCTTCAAAATTACTACGTGTTACTTCATTGTTTGTCATACTTATCCTTTCCACAAACATCGCATCTAATCATGAAACGTGGCAGATACTTATTATCTCCGTAGTGATGGATGCCGATCAGGCAAAGCAGCTTATGCATTTTTACTTACCTTCCTTGATTTCTTTGCGTTTGGCTTTGATAACACTTTTATTAATGTAGTTGGGGTGGTTATCTATCATAGCTTCCAATTCATCAAGTAACTGTTCTTGTGCTTTGGTAACTTCGGATTGGATAAGCTTTTCAAATCTATCTGCATACTTTTGGTAAATACGCTGTTCTTCTCTGGGGTAAATCATCACATCAGATCTATCTAGCGAACGGTCTTCAACTATCGCCTGAATAATAAGACTGTGCGCTTCTTCTCTCGTAGTATCAGCCATTACTTCGTGCCCCATAGTGATTGACGCTGCTCGATTCTGAGTGAGTTCCTATTAGCTGGATAGGTGGCATTTTCAACTCCGAGTATTCGCAGATTGATAGGTTCGTCTTCCCCAATCACATACTTATCAACTGCTTGTTTGATGGCTTTGATCGCCTGATCGATGTTTTTGTCGACCAGTTCGTTTTCACCTCTCTTATAATCAATCAACTCGTATAGTGGTTCATCTAGCTCTTTATCAAACTCTGTACTCATGACTGTATCACCCCTAAAATTACAAAGGTTAATACTACTAACACTGCCCCTGAGGCCTCCATAGCTCCCTTACGTGGGGTCTGAATGTATCTTGGCTTGTAATTGATTTGTTTGCTACTCATGGAGGTCTTTCCCCTTTAGGTCGTTTAGTTTCTTCTTTCGGGCTTCTACACCTATGCGGCTAAAGGCTTTCTTTTCTTCTTCGGTCATAACTCGCTTGCTTTTTTGGCCGCCAATACCACCTCTACGTTTAAAGAACATAGGGTCTAGTCTCTTTTGTTCTGCTGCGCGTACCTTAGCCGCTTCACTTCGTTTGTTTTCTGTCATATTCTCTCCACCTGGGTCAATCCCTGTGTTATGTTCCTAATAATATCTTCTGAGCACTTATAGGCAATAGCTATCTCTTCGGGAGTAAAACCTACTAGAAACATCTGCTTCATGCGCTTTTTGTGCTCTGGGTGTACTTTTACTCGATTGCTCATCCTAGTATCACTACTCTCTCACCATCTTCCCTTGTAACTAATTTAACGCGTCCTACTATCGGGTTATGGCCATAAACAATTTTCTCTGTCACTGAACCACCTGAGTGTCGTTCTATCTCGGCTTTATAACGTTTTGTACGGCGTCTTAGCGCAGTGGGTGAGTATTCTATAAGACCGTACTCATGGAGCTTTCTACGCGCTCTGGCAACTGTCTCAGCATGCATAACCCGTGTAAGGTTCCAATACAAGCTTTTGGTCTCGTCGTAACCCTGCTTTAACCACACGGCTTCTAGAAGCTTCATTTCTTCGTCTTGAACGCCAGGGTTGTCTTTTATTACCTGCAAAACGTATTGCTCGTTACTAGTAAGTTTACTCACAATCCAAGCTCTCCTCTTTTTCTACTGCCGCTTCGTCAGCTTCTATAACAGCCTGGGCGCGCATCTTGTCCTCTAAAAGTTCTCTAGTCTCAAAGTCCATCGGTATTCTCCTCTAATAGCTCAGCTAGTTTCTCACTTAAAGGGAGGATGTTTTGGTTAAAGAAGTTAAGCATTACTTTGACGCTCCTGCCATTTTAAAGTTAAGTATGTCTTTGTTGTAATAATCGTGCACCATGAGAGAGCAAGACACTGCTTCTTCTGGTTCGAGGTATGAAGCTACATTGATGGTCTTGTTCTCGTGCCGTATAGACACTCTATACCACTTTTTCTGTACGTAGACTCCTGGGAATATATTATTCCCCTTATAATCTGGCTTCCTGGGACGTCTGTTGTTTGCTTGCTGATCCCAGGTTGCCCATCGTACATTTCCTGGCTCGTAGTTGCCGCTATTATCTATACGGTCAAGTGAATGTCTTGAAGTAGGTCTATCACCAACATGAAGGTAAAAAGAATTAAAAGATTCTAACCACTCCTTGCAAACGACTATGCCACGACCACCATAGTCTCCCCACTTTCTATACTTTTGGTTATAACAGCGCTGCCTCATTGCAACCCACGCACGATACTCTGGTGTTTTTGACATCCCATGCCTCATAGTCTCCTACGCCTCCACAATCTTATTGTTACGGTAGTCCCAACGACCCTCAGCCTTGGCTTCTTTTTCTGCTTGGGCTTTAGTGAGGATACGGTTAAAAGATACCTTAGCTTGTTCGTGCTGTTCTTTCTGTTCTTCGGTAATGTTCCATTTCAGTGTGTTCATTGATAGGCCTTTCGTTGCTTATGTACTCATTGTAGCATTTTCGCTTACCGTTAGCAATAGCAAAATAAAGAGACCGTATGTCTACGATCTCATGCTCACCCATAAACGGTATAACTCCGTTTTAAGCCACTGTAACAACATAAGTTTTTCCATCTTCGTTCGTTATGTAGATATCATCAATGAATACACCCGAGTTCTCAAACCTGATATCGCGATATGGTAACACCGTACCTGACTTTACCTCAGAGTAATATCTCACGCGTATCTTCTTAGAAGGTCCGTCTAAGCTACCCATTTGCAACATCCTCTCCTGTATAAGGGTCTATTACTGGAATAAAGTAATCTGGTTTTCCGCTGTCCATTGTGTTCTCCTTTGTTATGTTCATGTAGATACAGCTCGCCAGAACGCAGGAACGACCCTACTATTGCGCCTCACTCACAGGTGTCACCATGCATACTTGGGCTTTCTGACGATGTGTATTCACACGAGTTGTTAAGTATCTATCGAGTAGAAGGCGTGACACCAATCCAGCAAGTCAGTGTAACTACCCTCTGGCGGGCCGCCACCGTTCACTACACGGCAGCGTCCCTGGGAGTCGAACCCATACTTGATGCCACGCTTCATACTCAATGTTAATGTACCTTGGTTATAAACACTGGTGAGGCGGTGATAATAGTGCCGTTCCCGAAGTCATACACTTTCGCTATCTTTTCTATCACCTACGAGGGTCGGTATATTTCCTCTACCTCAACAGCTACCTATAACCTGTTTACTCTTGGAAGCTGGGGGCAAGATTCGAACTTGCTCCCATAGGCAGGTGCACCCCCTATGGTTTACTCCGACACCCCAGCTTATACAGTTCGTTGCCAATAGCTTTCACTATTATGGATATAAAGGCAACTTTGTTTATTATAACTCTTCAAACGGCTTACAAACTATCCCGAATAACAAATGACACCATACACATGCTGTATCTATTTCTAGATCGTCTTGAACCCATTTGTAACCGACTGTAGTTTGATAATCTTCACTGTATAGGGGAAACATTAACTGGTTGCCTTGTTTGTCTGATAATCTACGCCATTTACCACATATTTCGCACTGTAGGCGTGGATTATTTTCACTCATTATATACTCCTTATAGTTCGTTAATCTTTTTCTCTAGCCGTTGCATCATGTCCCATTGCCCTTGGTGATATGAGTGACGGACTGTCGTGCATTCTGGTTCACAGGGCTGGACTTCATCTGTTACTAACTCCAGGAAGAGAGATTTAATGTCTTCCTTACGAGGATTTTGGTAATCTACGTCTTCTAGTATTTCATCTAATTTGCTACTCATGTCTTCTGTATCTCCCTCTTAAATTCTATTAAGCGTATGGTGCTAGGCACGTCTATATTTTTTACAAACGCTTTTTGCTAGCTACGAGTCTAGAATACTAGAATAATCTCATACCATCATAGCTCATCGTATTGCGCTCTCGATTTTATTCGATGCCCAGGGTAATACTCCCTGTCGAACCGTGCCCAGCACTACTACGCTTAATTTTAAATGTACCCTAGTCTCTTACAGGTATTATACCATCCACTTGTCTTACAGAATGTTCCTTGTGCGGTGTACATCTGATAGGCGTATTGGACGTTGTTTGCTGCAATCTTTAACCACTCCTCTGATGGTCGAGTGTTTCGCATATTCCCTATAAGGTTAATTTGAAAGCATCCAACCGAGTAGTCACCTGTACGTGGGTTGTCGTTAACGCTTAATGGGTTATCACGACTTTCAATCATCATAACCGCCGTAGCTTGTTCAACGTTCCAGTCATACTTGACTATCTCGCTACTACATGCCCCAGCGTCTGTGATAGCCTCGCTGACTACCTGTGACGTTATCTGAGGCTCTGTAGCGACTGTTTCAGGCGCTTGTACTGCCACTTCTTCTTTTACAACGCTAGTGGCGGGCGTTACTGGTCTTTTAGTGAAACTTGGATTGAGTTAACGACCTTGCTTTGTGTGTCTGTGAGGACGTTCACTGCTTGGAAGTATCCACCAATGAGACCGATCAATACCCCGACAGCAAACAACACGGCTGTGATAATGCGACGGTTCTTCGCCTTCTCTTCATCGAGTAGGTCTTGGATTGTTAATTTCTCTTTAGGTGCTTTCATTTTGTTTCTTCTTTCTATTTTGTATTAAGCGTACGGACTTCCCCAGCACCGTGTCCCTAACCGCCTGTCCGCAGAGCGAACCCTGTCGGATGCCTGATAGTTTGTGCCAGCGGTCTTCCTTAGCCAAGTCGCGTACTTGGGAACGGTCAGCTGTTTGCCAGGGGAATCTGTACGCTTAATTGTTAATGTGTATTCGACCGTATGAGATAGCAGTAAAGGGTAATTTCCGCAGACAGACCTTGAGTCTCTGTTGTGGTTGCCCTGTGTTTCCAGTATCAAGTAGAAACGTACCCCTAGAGCTATCGTTACTGCTAACTACTACAGTCGAATCTTGTTTGTTAAATTGTTAAACCTTGATCTGCCCTATTACGTTAGCTTATGGGCTGGTGCGTTTTTCCCGATCTTGGTTCTTCGTTGTATGGCCTTTCGTTGGTCATGTATTAATACTAGCACAACTTTCGCTTACCGTCAATACATAAACGTTATGAAATGTCTTTTAGTGCCTGTTTCCAGATAAGAGCTTCTAACTTCCGATCCTTTTTCTTATAGGTATTTGACTGCACAACTAACTGATCCACCATGGCTTTACCTTTTCGTTCCACTTGCCATTGATAGTGTTCTGCTGGGTGGCTGGTGAAATACTGATGACAGCCATAGCAGAGTGCATCTGCGTTCATAGGTTCAAACCTAGTACCTTCTTTGCCTCTCCCCATAAAGTGAGAACAATGCAGCCCGTTAGTAGGCGGTGTGAATTGTGAGCCGCATCTCTGACACGTCCAGTTATCGCGTGTCCTCACGAATAGTGAAAATGCTTTATCAGCGGCGTCTATCTTAACCACGGGGTTTCTTTCTCTTATAGAATATCTGACCGTCGAAGGCTATATCTTTATCACCCATTCGGTATCTGTTAATAGGAGAGTTAAGATATGCAAGGCCATTCCTTTTGAGTAGTTTACCTAACTTATCAAAGTTAATCTTTGGATTCTGTAGGAAAATTGCTTTAAGGGCCTCCGTCTTACTGTCTAAGTGGGGGGTCATAGTAGCTTACCTCGTTTAATATACGTTTCAAGTGCTGCAAGTAGGTATGTCGGCATATTGCTTCCCATCGATGCTAAGTATGCATCGTCTTTGTCGTGTAGCTCGGTATAGAACTTTCGTGGGCTACCTTTCTCAGTAACTTTCAATACTGGAATGTGAAAACCGAATATTTTAAAGTTTTTTGCCTTAGACCAAGATTCATTTTTCACCACTAAAGCCTCCTTGCTTTGATACTTTTCATCCACTCTTCTAAAATTTCTGTATCTGACTTCGGAAGAGAGTCTACACCGCTGTCTACGTTCACCGAAACGACTTGACCATCGCTAAGTGCTACGGAAATACATTTACTCATTGTTTCTCCTTATACTTGTAGTTAGACGTAATATGTTTCCACGTCTTGCCGCTTTTTATGTTGTCTATTGTTTGAGGCACTACATTGTAATCTGCGGCGATTAATCTGTGTACCCTCTTATCTTCCATTATGAGTAGAACCTGTGACTCTCTTAATTTTGCCATAGAGCCTTTTTCTCCAATAGGACCAGTCCCGTCTAATACAATATCTTTGCTGTTATCCATAGCGCTTCCCCAATACAGATGTCTGTAATTAAAGCACGAAGGATTGTGACAAATGATAGGCTTGTGTAAAGCAAACGTCTTATCCTTTGGTGGTGGCCCCACTCTCACGCGCAAAGCCATGTTATGGACTCTCACCTTCCTATTATTTATGCTAAGCATTCCATATCCGAGGCTATTTTTGTTGTACTTCCAGATAACACATTTGTCCGTTTCTACTCTGATAGAATCCTCAAAGAACTTCTTCGGTTCTCCCACAGGCTGTCTGTACGGCTGATAGTTTACATCTCCGTGTCTGCTTAGCCTAGATAAGTGCTTAGAGCACAGCTTAAGACGAGACGGTTTAACTCTGCCGAAACAGCCGTCTATAGAGCACGTTAGCATTATGTTTCGTTATCCAACGCATCAGCAATGGCATCTGCGTCATTTAACGTGTCTATTGTCTCTTTGCCAAGCACCTTTTTTATAAACGCCTTCATCTGATCGGTATCTACATAGTCCTGTGCAATCATCTGCTCTTTGATCTTACTCTTAGCTCGTGTTAGTATTTCCGCGTTGCCTGCTGCAGACTCTTCTGTACGGTTACGTATAACAACTGGTTCTTTCTGTCGAGCCTGGGTTGCCTTGTTCCCGTCGTCGTCATCATCTGCCACAACTCCAAGGACTGACATAACGCCATAGCGACGCGCGTATGTGGTGGCGCTTCCTTGGCTTTGTGGGTCGTTCTTCACTAATAGGAGAGGTTGGACGTCCTCAATGTACTGTCCTGATTCGTGTAAAAGAATAGTACGCATTGCACTATCACCGTCTAAGTTCGTAAGGAACTGACTAATAGCTAGCTTGTGTTTTGCTAGTAACGGTTGTACGTTTGCCATCACCTCGTTAAGTGGGGCATACTTGCTTTTAAAGAACGGGTTACTTGCTGATTTCGCTACAGGTACAAGATCTGCTTGTAGTGCTACGAGTGCTGGTGCTAATTTATCTAGCTCTGTCATTTTGTTTCCTTCTCTCTTACGATTCTTTTTTTAAATTCTGACCAGTATTGTTGACTCGTTATAGGAAATGGCCAGTTGTATCTATACTCAACAATCAGTTTGTCGTTGTCGTCTGAGTACATATTTGTTATACGTACTTTCAAGATATTTGGCTCCGTATAACCGAGATAGTCCTGAACCTTCACGATGTCGCCCTTTTTTATAGTTGGCATACTCTCTCCTCTATATAGACCATTATTGGGTGTCCTTTTTAGTAAGTTGGCGCATGATTTCTTCTGCATCATAAGTGCCAGCTCTGACAGCAGTTGGCTTTAAATGATACGGTCGTCCGCATTCATCACACCACCAGTACCGTTCTTCAAGTAATCCAGTCTTAAGTTCTTCCATTCGCCGTCTATGCTTTGGACAGGTAACATTCAGAAAGAATGGACTCGCATGTACTTCATAGTTACTCATTACCACTTCCCTTCTGTAGAATCTAACTTTGTGACAACCGATAATAGTACAGACGCGGTAGATAAAGCTTCCATAATTCCCATTTCTATATCGCACAACATCTTTTCATCTTCACCTTGGATACGAAGATTAATGAAATTACTGTTTTTCTCAGCAGTCACAACAACCCCGTTTGGCCATGTATGTGTGGAGCTATTCATCTTTTGACTCCTCTAAGCTTATTTCATAACAGTCCTGACACAGGTATTCACCATTAGTAAGTTCCTGAATAAATGTGCCACAATTTTCGCATTCTTCTGGTAATCCTATTGGATTTAACATAGTGTGTTCCCTTCTGTATATACGTTAGTAGTCATTATTTAGACTCCTTGTTCTTTTTATACATTTTATTTCTCCGCTGATTAATGTTTTGTTCGAGCGAGGTAGACCACTTAACGTTGCTTGGTTCATAGTCTCCGTCGTTATCAATACGATC